CGCCAGTGCCATGCCCTGGGCGCGCGGCAGCAGCTCCGGCTGACACTGCAGCATCTCGGTCATCTGCATAGCGGCGTATTCGCGCATCGCAACCACGAACTCGTTCCACTCGTCGCCGGCTACGGCCCTGAGCTGCATCGCCGTCTTCACGATGCGCGCCGAGGACGGCATCAGGGCATCCTTGACGCCGGAGCTGCCGCGGTCGGGCCGACACCGGGCAGCGCCGGACGCGAACCAGGCACCGGCGCCGACGGACCGCCGCCGGCGACGCGCTGCGCCATCGCCTGGCGTGCGCCGAGCTGGGCAGCGGCGGGCGACGACCCGAAGCCCATATTGACGCCGGGCCGCGCCTGGGCGCCGCCGAACTGGCCGCCGAGCCCGCCGGCCAGCGACGGCGGCGAGCGATAGCCGCTGCGCGAAGTGATGCCCGGCGTATTGAACGCCTGCGACTGCTTGAGCTGCATCGGATTGATCGCCATCGTCACCTCCTTGGCGTTGCGAGGATCCTGATCTCGGCCGGATTGGGCTCGCTCGGCACGATCGGCGTCGCCTTGGCGTAATCGACGATCGTCCTGCGCGACGCCTGAAGGTCGTTGAGCGCGCCGCGGTTGGGCAGCTGGCGGATCGGCTTGCCCTTGCTCACTTTCGCCATTGCTTGGCCTTCTGCCTGCCGAGCCCGACGCTGGCGCGCGACGGCTTGCGCGCGGCGACTGCCTCGATGTCCTTGAGATCGGTGGGGAAGTAGGTGTCGCCGTAGCTGACGTTGAAGCTGGATTCAGGCATGTCGCCGCCGTCTTTCGAGTAGCCGCGCTTCTGGCCGCTGCCATCGGTGCCGGACGAGAATCTCGCGGTCAGCCCGCCCTTCATCCGGTAGGCCTTCTGGTAGGCAAGCCTGGAGATGCCCTGTCCGGACGTCGACGAGACCTTGGCGCGCGGCGCCCGTGCCATCAGCTCTGGCTCGACCGCCCGGCCTTCTGCGGCTTGACCGGCGAAAAGCCCTGCATCTTGCCGGACGGCCCGCCCTTGGCGTAGCTGGCGCCCTTACCCGAGTGCTGGGTCACCGCGGTGACACCGGGCGCCTGCGCGCCGGCCCCGGCGAACTTATGCATTTTGTTCGAGCCGCCGGCCTGGATCTTCTGCTTGCCAGCCGATTTGGAGCTGGACTTCTTGGACGCTGCCATCAGCTTTTCCTTTCCTAGCCTGGTCCCTGCGCTGGGTTGGGCGGCGTGCCGGGTCCCTGCCCGGCGGTCGGCCCGACCACGTTGGTCTGCGGCCCCTGCGGCGCGGCCGGCGCGCCGGGTGCCGACGGCCCGCCTGGTGCTCCTCCGGGAGCGCCTGGCGGACCGCCCTGCTGCGACTGCTGCTGCGCGTTGATCTCCTCCTCCGGGGGGACGATGTCCTCGCCCGGCAGGCCGATCCCCTTCGAGACCTCGCGCAGCACCGTCGCGCGACCCTTCACCCCGGTGATCTGCACGTCGATCGGGTTGCCTGTAATTTGAAGGAACTCGAGTTGACGCTGGCGCTGCGTCTCGCGCTGCATGGCGACGTTGACGCCGAGCACGGTAATGGCTTCGTCGCCGCGCAGGATGCCGGTCTGGTCGGTCAGCATCACCATGTCGTAGAGATCCGAGACCGACGGCTCGACGACATCGTTGTCGATATTCGCCGCCACCGTTTGCAGGATCTTGGCTGCATTTCCCATGAGCATAGCAAGGCCACTAGCAGTGCGGCCCGCGCCGCCCATCCTCTCGGATCCGGTGATGTAGCGGGGTATCGCGGAGAGTTCGTCGGCGATCTGGGTGAACTTCTCGTAGACACCGAGCAGCTCCTGGGCGTTGGAATTTGGCTGGAAGAAGGTGATCGGCTGCTGGCCGTTGTTGGCGCCTAGCGGGTCGGTCTCGACGTGCCAGCGCTTCCATGGATAAAGCTCGTCGCCGTTCTCGTTCTCGGCCACGCGATCGTCGTTGACCACGACCTGCGGACCGGACGCAATGCTCATGTTGTTGATGAGGGAGCGCAGCGCTGCGTTCGTAGCGTCCTGGATATCCTCCAGTATGTCTGGCAGCGCATTTCCAACGACGGTGCCGGGCACTTTCTCGAAGGAGGTGACATAGTAGGGCGGCCTCTTGCGCAGCGAGGGAGAGAGCTGCACCTTGAGCACATAGCGGCCGATCTTGTAGGCGTCGACGAAGTAATCCAGCATCGGGTCGGGCACCTCGGCCGCGCCGAGCCCATAGTCCAGCAGCATCTCGCCCTGCACGTAGCCGTGGTATTCCAGCATGTCCATCATGCCGGACTGGTTCATGCGCGGATCCTCGCGGCTTTCCATCACGGCCCGCGCGGTGTCGGCGTAGGATGCCGCCGCCTCGACGTAGCCGGAGCGGCCGTACCACCTGAGCACCTCGCGGATGGCGTCCTGGTTGTAGCCGGGCAGGCCGATCAGCTCGTTGAGATCCGAGCGGGTGACGCGGGTGCGCTCGATGACATCGGCGTCCTTGATGTCGGACACGCCGGGCGTCCACCACACGTCGAAGGGAGAAACCCGGTTCCAGAACATCTTCGGCTTGTTCTGAGTGATCGCCCTTCCGTTGACCCAGGTCACCTCGGGCACGATCCTGACCACCGGCCCCTTCAGGCACATGAAGGGAAACAGCGGAATGTCGACCAGGCAGGCGGCGAGCGCCTCGTAGAACATTCCTTCCGTCAGAATGTCGTCGAGCCTGGTGAACGCCACCTCGGCCTCGACGCGCGCTTTTTTCAGCGCGGCGCGCTTGGCCGACGCCATCAGCGAGGAGATGCGGTCCTTGATGTCGTTGGGCGCCACCGGCTGGCCGAGCCGCTGCATGGTGGCGATCTCGACCTGGACCAGGTTGGTGACGTCGTTCAAGACGTCCTCCGGCAGCGTCGGATCGGGGGTCGGCTCCAGGCCCCACGGTTTTTCGGTGTTAAGGTAGACATCGCGCAGCAACGACGTTGCTCCGCGGCACTTGGTGGCGATCAGCCGTGCGTAAATTTCCGAACCGCCGAAGCGTCTGATCTCGCTAAGCTTTTGGCTGTCGTACTGCCCCGAAAACACGCGCATCGCCGAGGTCAGCCGATCGGTCCAGCCGGACGCGGAGTCACGATGCCGCGCGAAGCGCTCGAACTCGCCGTCGATGAAGCCCACGAGAGACGTGGTGAAGCGATCGGAGGTGCTGTCCTCAGCTGCGGCGCGAGCCCGCGCGGCGTCAGCCTCTTGGCCGATCAGTCCTTCCGGGGTAACTAGTCTGAGACCGGCAGCCATCCTCGCTTTCCCTCGGTGCCGGCAGCAATACACCGCAAAGACGCGGATTGACAACATGGCAGCACAGACACGCTCGGAGGTGTTCGCGATCAACTTCGCCGCACTGGCCCGCGAGATCGCCATGGATATCCTGCCGATCGGGGATATTTTGGCGCTCCACCAGATCTCCGAATCCGACTGGGAAAAGATCCAGAAGAACAAGCTCTTCCAGGACCAGGTGGCGCAGCTCACCCGCGACTGGATGAGCGCCGCCAACACCCGCGAACGCGTAAAAATCAAGGCGGCGACGGGACTGGAATCGCAGCTGGAGACCTACATCGCCGAGATCGGCGACAACTCCGTCCCGCTCATCCAGCGCGTCGAGGCCGGCAAGTTCCTGGCCAGGTTGGGCGAACTCGACGGCGGCCGCGCCGAGGGTGCGCCAGGCGAGAAGTTCTCGATCTCGATTACGATCGGCAACGTCGAAAAGCACATCGACGTCAAGCCGATGAAGACCATCGAGGCGATCCCCGAGCCATGAGCATCCATTTTACCGCGCCGCCGACAATCGCGCGCTTCATGCTCTCGGAAGCCTTCATCCGCATCATCGTCGGGCCGATCGGATCGGGGAAAACCACCGGCTGTTTGATGGAGCTGCTTAGGCGCGCCATCGAGCAGCGGCCCGGCCCGGACGGTTTGCGCAGGACGCGCTGGGCGATCGTCAGGACGACGCTGTCGCAGCTCAAGATGTCAGTCTTGCTGGACATTTTGAGCTGGTTCCGCGAGATCGCTGTCTACAAGGTTACCGAGCAGCTCGTGACATTGAGCTTCAACGACGTGCTCGCCGAGATCTACCTGATCCCGCTGGAAGAAGAAGAGGACCAGAAGCGCCTGCTCTCCATGCAGCTGACCGGGGTGATGGTCAACGAGGGCATCGAGCTTTCGGTCGATTTGATATCGGCGATCGCCGGCCGCTGCGGAAGATTTCCCAGCGCTGCGGATGGCGGCCCGAGCTGGTTCGGCATCATCTGCGACACCAACGCGCCGGTCACCGGCAGCGATTGGTGGCGGATGATGGAGCATGACAAGCCTGCCGACTGGGACGTGTTCTGGCAGCCGGACGGATTATCGCCAGAGGCCGAGAACGTCGAAAATCTTCCGCCCGGCTACTACCAGCGGCTGGCGCTCAATCCCAACGCGGACTGGGTCAGGCGCTATGTCAACGCCCAGTACGGCGAGGACCCCTCCGGCGTCGCCGTCTTCAAGGGCTCGTTCCGCTACAATTTCCACGTGGTCGCCTCGCTCGACCCGGTGCGCGGGCAAGTCGTCCTGGTCGGCCAGGACTTCGGACGCCATCCGTGCTCGCTGATCACCCAGGTCGACCATGCCGGCAGGCTCTTGATCCTTGAGGAGGTGCACGCCGAGAACGTCGGCCTGGAGCTGCACGTCACCAGATCGCTGAAGCCGCGGCTGTGGAGCGAGCGCTATTTCGGGTTGATGATGGCCGCGGTCGGCGATCCCTCCGGCCGGGCCAAGGGCAACTTCCTGGAGGAAGATTCCTTCGACGTCATGCTCAGGCTCGGCGTGCCGTGCTTCCCGGCGCCGACCAACGACGTCGACGCACGCATCCGCGCCGTGGAGACGCTGCTTTTGCAACAGCGCGACGGCGGCCCCGCCGTACTGGTCGACGGCGGACGCTGCCCGATGACGGTCAGGGCGCTGAACGGGGCGTATCGCTACGGAAAAACAAGTGCCGGGGAAACACGTCCGCTGCCGGAAAAGAAACACCCATGGTCGGATTTCGCGGATGATCTCCAATACGTGGCGCTGACCGTCAACGCCGGGCTGGTGCTGAGGATCGCGCGCAAGATCAAGCCCAAGCCGGCCAGGCGGCCGGCCTCGAAGGTCAGCGCTGCGGGCTGGACCTAGGGGTTGATCTCCAGCGAGAAGCCCTGGCGGTGATGCCTGCGGCGTGGGTATTGATCGCGATCGTAGAGCCCGTAGTCGCGCTCGTACCGGCGCTGCTGGGCATGGCGCCGCATCACGTAGAGCCTGCGACAGTCGCCATAGCGGTAGCACTCGCGGCGCGCCTGCCGCCAATGGTGCCTGCGCTGCCAGCGCGGCGGGCCGTAATTGTCGCCATCCCACTGCACGGGAACAGCCTCGGCAGCGGGACTGCGAAACGAGACCGTGGCCGCATTCGCGACCTCGGGGAGCGCCACGGCAAATGCTAGCGCGGCAGCGAGAACGAACCTGTTCATGACGTTTCTCCTTCGAGAGGGTAAACGCCATCGGAACCATTTATGTTTCACGCGGCGGCGCTGACGCCGGGGGCAACGGGCACGAACAGCTTTTCAAATTCGTTGCTCGGCCAGACCTCGATGCGCACTACCCCCGGCACGCCGGGCGCCATCAGCACCTCCTGGCGGGCGACGTAATCGCCGATCCTGCAGATCAAGACATCGTCGCTGTGCGGCACCCTGAGGCACGGCCCCGCGGCTATGCCGCGCTCGACGTCGTCGGCGTCGGCATAGCCGATCCAGTTGCGGTCGACCCACGGCGGCGCGTCCTTGAGCGATCCGGGATACCGGTAGGCCTCCAGCACGCGGATCCTGCTCTCGTAGCGGATGGGTTGGCCGGGGGACGGGCTTGCTGCGCCTGGACGGGGCGCCTGCATTGCCGTCGCCGGCTTCGCGGGCGGCACGATGTCGCGATCGGGGGCGTCGAGGGGAGGACGGTCCTCGTCTTCGTCCTCGTCGGGCGTGTAGCGATCCGGCAGCGGCACGTCCTCCTCTTCCTCGTCGGGGCCCCGTGGCTCGGGATCGCGATGGCCGGGGTTGTCCTCGTCCGGCAGGGGGCGCGGCGGACGGCCTGCCTCGGCAGGTGTGGCGGCGGAGAGCGTCGCTTCGAGGATGGTGGAAATGTCGTCGAGCTGCGTGGCTGTTCCCCTTGGGGCGGTCTTTCTCGGCATGGGCTTGTTCCTAGCGGAGCGTCAGCTTGGGCTTATCGGCACGCCTGTCAAGCTGGGAGGGCGGCAGCTTCTGGGTGCTGGAGAGCGGCTTGACGCCAAGCTTGAGCGGCGGCTGCATGCGATCGGGAAGGGCCGAGGGAACGCCGTCTTCGGCAGAAGGAGGACTGCGCTCGTCCTCGCGGCTGGCCTTGCGGTCGAGCAGATCCAGATAATTGTCCAGGGCGCGGCGGATGTGCTCCTGCAGCGCAATACTGTCGCGCTCGCGATGGGCGACCAGGCGATCGTACTGGCGCTGCGTGATGCGCATCGGCAGCGGACGTAAATTGGCGGGACGCTGGGAAAAAGGCATGGCAGATCCTGTGCTTATCGGTAATGGGAAAATAGGCGAGGTTCGAACAATTTTCAATTGTGTTACGGGTTCCTGAGCGAATCGAGGTCCATCTCGAAGATGCCGCGTTCGCGCAATCTCTGCAGCCTGTGCTTGAGGCTGTCGCGCCTGACGCCAAGCAGCTCTGCTGCCTCGCGCGTCGTCAGCAGCTTGCCGTCGTCATAGATGAAGCTCAGCGAGCCCGAATGCGGCAGGGCTCTGGGCCTGCGGTTGTCAGCCTGCTCGCGCATCGTCGCCCAGCGCCAGTTGCCCGGTCCATAACCCTTGTCGTTGTCCGGTCGGTCCACCGTCAGCCCATACTGCGGAGGATTACCGACGTCCGCGTAGTAGTTCTCGAACTCATGCCACCGCTTGTCGACGTGGATGCCGCGTCCGCCGTAGTTGTCATAGCCTGGCGCGTGCTCGTCGTAGCAGCGATCCATCATACCGCTCCAGCGCCGGTAGGCGAGCTGCCTGTCCAGCTTGACGCGCCTGACATCGGCGTTCGTCCTGGACGATACCTTCCACCTCATTCCGCGTTTTCCAACCATCGGGTTCTCCATTCTCGATGCGTTGTGTTACATCGGTTTTTTGCTTTATACAATTGGGGTACATCCAAAAAGGGCGAGGGGGGTGGGGGGCGTTGGGCGGGTGGCCGCCGGGTAGGCCCCTAGTTCGCATTGCGTGGCTTTTCCCTAGGTGTCCGGAGCGTTTCCAGACAGCCCAACGACAACCGGGGCGAGATGAGGCTAGGCGAGAGCGCGGGCCGCAAGACGAGGTGTCACGTTGGACAGGGTTTCGGGTATGACGCGCAGGGTATCGCGCTAAGATCGGACTGGACACGGGCTGAAAGGCTCTCCGCCACACGTGCGGAGTAACTCAATCGACGAGACAGCTAAGTCGCGTGGGCTCCCCTTCAGTGGGAAGCTTGGCGGTCGAAGATGGGAGCGCAAATGCTCAATGCGTGTGAAGACGGGCAGGTATCCTGCCGGGTAGCACTACTTCGAACCGGAAGACCGCCAAGCGTAGTGGCCATGACGTGTGGAATGTCACAACGGTTGAGAGGGGATGCGGCGTAACCGGACAACGACTCCGACGACACTGGCGATCCCTAATGAAGCAACACATCCACTCTCGTTATCGGCGTTATGCAGAGCGAGAGCGCTTGTGTTGCACGAACGCAGTTACACATCGCTGCGCTTGTGCAACACAAGCAAATGGACATCTACCATGGCCAAGGTCAATCGCTGTCGTCGTGCCGACGCTGCCGCCAATGCGGCGCGTTGCGTGCACGTTGTCGCGGCGTCGCCGCGTCGCGGCGCGTCGGCTGCAGTCGCTCGCGCCAACGCCAATCATGGTTTCGGTTACCAGTCGGGCGTTAAGCACGCGTTGTCGCGTCAGCGCACGACGTGGGCGTCGCAATACGCCAAATCTCACGTAAAGTAGGCTAGTGTCAGCTACCTCTGGTATGCAGGACACCGCTTTCGGACAGCGCAGCGCGTTTTCGGCATGCGCCAGAATCGTATTTCGTCCCTATATACTACGTATATAGGGACGGCCTTAGTGCCGGCAATTTTTGGTGTCCTTATTGTCTGTAGTGTCAGGAGTCTTTTTATAAGCTTCATAGAGTCGATGCGTTTTTGCGAGAAAAAATTCGCGCGCGAAAATGCCGACTCTAATTGGCTCTCTGCTGCAGAAATTACGCTGACACTAGGACACTAAACGCAGCAAGCGCGTTTAGCGTTGATT